ATTCTTTTTGAGTGGAGGGCGTAATATGGAACATATTAAAATTGAACAGACCTCTAATGTAGAGGTTGTAGATAGCAACATCATACACAAGTTAGCAGAGGAAGCACAAGACTGTGATGCCTCCAGTAATATGACAGGTAATCTACAGACTACTAATGCCTATGAGGATGATGTAGATTTTTTGACTACTAAGTTTCCTGGACTGAGCATCAATGCTACGCAGGGGTTGTATCTGAGAATTGCAGACCCAACAGTACAGAATATTCTTGCTACAAACTTTGGTGATGGAACAGGTATAACAAAGACACAAGCTCAGCTGTTACAACACTTCAATGATAAATTTATAAATAATACAGACATCGAGACGTTTAATGAATTGTCCAAGTTTACCAATATTACAGAGATTAATAGAAATAACAGATTTAATAGTTGTACAAACCTTAAAAGCATCGATTTATCAAACATCACTAAAATTAGTGGTTCTAATGGCTATGAAAGGTGGAATTTTGAATTTTGCTCAAATTTAGAAGATGTAGGAGATACATCTAACGTTACATATTTTGGGGAGATGGCATTTTGGGGATGTACCAAATTAACGCATATTGACATATCTTCGGCAGAATACATAATAGGTGATGCATTCTACAATTGTAGTTCTTTGATAATCAATGAGTTTCCGACCTCGTTGAAGTACATAAATGATGAGTTTAGGAACGTAACATTACCACAAACTATTGACATTCCAGGTCTGGAAACTATAGAAAATAAATCATTTACGGGAAATGCTTCCGTTGTACATATAAAAGATCTTGGGACGATTTCAAAGCTTGGAGATGGTACCGACGGATACAATAATGCTCCATTCTCAAATTGCCCAAACTTAGAGGACGCAATTATACCTGAGACAGTAACTAAGATAGGCCACGCTTTCGGTAGTGGGAGCAATAATATCAGATGGATAAAAATCTTATCAAATTCGGTGCCAGAATTATGTGCGATCCGTACGTTTGGAGCAGAGTGGACGAATCCATATATGGATCCTATAAATGGAACTTACGTCGGAAAGACATACCCTATTTACGTAAAAGATAGTCTATTGACTCAATATCAGTCTGCAACAAACTGGGAGTACATAGCGAGTAGATTACGTCCATTAAGTCAATTTGCAACTGATTTTCCAAATGACTAACATATGAACGAGATCAAAGCAGCAGCATTAGCCGTGATTGATATTAATAAAAGCGTATAATGTCCGCTTAATAATAGACATTACCGAGTAACAGGTCCTCAACTGTTTAAATGAGGGCTATTTAGAACCAATTCTATATAGTTTATAATGATTAATTTATGAAACATGTGTTAAGCTCACACTAAAAAGCTAATTTTGTTGAATGTGGGGTGGTGTTATCTGCCCCATGCTCAACAAATGTATAAAATGTTTTCAAAAATAGTAAGACAATATGTTTGATATACAAGGTGATAAGGTGAGGCTTAACCCAGATGATCTGGCGATACCACCTTTCAAAGATCATTATAACAACGCTAAAGATAAATCTCAAGCGTTAAAAGAAATTGAGTACGTTGTCTGGTTACACAAGTGGAATACACCATATGAAGCCTATCCTGCTGATAGACGTCCGCTTGTGGTAGCCAAGGACGTTTTTAAAGATGAGAATTATGTACCTTCTGAAGAAGTAAAAGAGCTTGCTAAGCGATTCTTAGAGTTTTAGGAAACTCCTGGAACTAGATTGTTAAGTGCATCGCAAACAGCTGCAGAAGGACTTATAGCTGCATTAAATGATTATTCTAAAGGCTTAATGGATATCGACACTGCTATAAAGGTTACGAGAATATTAAAAGATGTAGGCGGAATAGTAAAGTCTCTTGACATAGCTATGAAACAAGCTAAAGCTGAACAGCTTGAGTCCGGTAAAGTCAAAGGTGGCGGTGTTATAGGCCTATACGAAACAGTTAGATAATATGGCAAATATAGAGAAGTTTATTCCCATTCTTTTTCGTTGGGAAGCCGGCATTACAATGAAGGCTGGAGAAACAATAGAGAATGCATTTCTTCGTGCAAAGAAGAGCGGTTGGGCAAATGATCCAAACGACAATGGCGGTGCTACTATGATTGGTGTTACTATTGGTACATACCGTTCATACTGTAAGTATAAAGGAAAGAGAGTACCTAGTGTTACAGATCTTAAAAATATTACATACAAAGAGTGGCGAGATATAGTACACACTATGTACTGGTCTAAATGGAAGGCTGACTTGATTAACAATCAGGCAGTAGCAAACATGATCGTAGATTGGGTCTGGGCATCTGGCCAAGGTATTGGTATTAAACGAGTACAGAAATTACTTAATCTTACAGCCGACGGCATTGTTGGTCCAAAGACAATTGCTGCTGTAAATGCTGCAAATTCTACCGAACTTGTAAAGAAAGTATACGATGCTAGAGCTGCTCATTTTAACGCCATAGTAAAAACAAACCCTTCACAAAAGAAGTGGTTAAAAGGCTGGATGAATAGAATTGACTATATTTACAAATTGGGTTCTAATTAATAATCATGGTAGATTTCAATAAGAAAATATTTAACAGCGATAAGTTTCGTCAAGCTGCTTTGTTTTTTCAAGAACACGGCTGTTACACATTAGCTCCCAGAGGAACTACCGATTACATACAATATTGGGAGCGGGAAACAAATAGATGTCTCAACGGTTATGTAGCTCCGGACGGAGACGCTATAACAGGTTATCATTACTTCTACTTAAACTACAGTCCTATTATGAAGATTGAAGAAGTAGAGTATACTGATAAATACGGCAATAAACGTACAAGGCGTGAACGTATACTTGCCTTCCCAGACTTCTGGTCTGGCGATTACTATTACTTTAACGCTATAGAACAAGCCGAAGATGAAGGTAAACATATGGCAGTACTTAAAGCTCGTCAAAAAGGATTTAGCTTTAAAGGCGCTTCAATGCTTGTGCGTAATTATGAACTTATTCCAGGCAGTAAGAACTTTGCTGTAGCATCAGAACAGAAGTTCTTGATTGGTGACGGTCTTCTTACTAAAGCTTGGTAGATTATGGACTTCGTAGACAAACACACTGCGTGGTCTAAACAACGTCTGACATCTACCCGTATGGAAAGAGTATCTGGTTATAAGATAACTGACGAATTCGGTAAGCAAACTGAACAGGGTTATTTATCAAGTATTACAGGTATTACTTTGAAGAACGATCCTGAACGTATTCGTGGTACTCGTGGTAGATTAGTACTGTGGGAGGAAGGTGGTAAGTTCCCCAACCTACTTACAGCTTGGCGTATCGAACAACCTGCTGTAGAAACAGACGATGGTGTGGCTTTCGGTACAATGGTGGCGTTTGGTACTGGTGGTACTGAAGGTGGACAATTCGATGGTCTGAAAGATTTGTTCTACAAACCAGATGCATACAATGTTCTCAGTTTTCCTAACATATGGGACGACGGACAAGAGAATACTAGATGTGGATTCTTTGTTCCAGCGTATGAGAATATGGACGGTTTTGATGACGACGGTAATAAGCGCTTCATGGATAAAGACGGAAATAGTCTACGTGAGAAAGCAATTGACGAGTTGATAAACCAAAGAAACAAAATTAAAGATGGTGGTGCTACTCAACAGTCTATAGACCGATTTATATCAGAACGTCCAATTAAACCGCAAGAAGCTGTACTTGAATTGGGTAAAAACATATTCCCACGAAAGCTTCTGATGGACCAACTCACAAGAATAAGAACAAACACTAAGCTTAAAAACATGAAGCACATAGTAGATTTGAGCTGGGATGGAGACGGTAAAGTAAAAGCTACAGAAAAGAAATCAGGAGATATAACAACATATCATTTAAAGAAAGATGACAAACCGAGTGGATCAGTAGTCATATGGGAGTATCCTATACAAGACGCCCCATTTGGATTATACATTGGCGGCTGCGACCCGTATGATCACGATGAGTCATTCACTAACTCCTTAGGATCGACATTTATTTTTAAGCGAGTTAGAGCAGGTGAAGCTTGGAATGATGTGATTGTAGCCGAATATAGTGGACGACCAGATACGGCAGAAGAGTATTATGAAAATGTAAGAAAGCTGTTAGTATTCTACAATGCTCGTCTACTGTTTGAGAACGAACGTAAAGGTATATACCCATACTTTACGAACAAACATTGTGACTATTTACTTGCAGATCAACCTGACAAGATTATTTCGGAAGTATTTAAAGATAGTAAAGTACAACGAAGAAAAGGATGTCACATGACAAAAGCCATTAGGGCGTATGGAGAAGGTCTTATTCTAGAATGGTTGATGGATGAATATGAACCAGGACACCCTAATGTAGAGAGAGTATACAGCGAACCACTTATAGAAGAACTTATAGAGAACGACGGTGTAAAAAACGTAGACCGTTTGATAGCTCTCTGTATGGTCATGATATATAGAGAAGAGTTGTTCTAGGTGAAAGTATCCGCTGCAAAAGAAAAAAATAAATAGGTTGAGCTCTTCGAGTTGCCGTTGTTCAGTTCCAGATACTGGGATACTGAAGAGAACGACGTACGCGATGACATACCGTTATTTAGCTTTTAACAATGATTAGAGTAGAAGATAATTTATATAACGCAACATTCCCTCAGCAAAAGCTTCCGTTGTCAAAGAAGACGGAACAATGGCAACATGATTGCGTAAACTACATCATAGGTGAGGGCAATGTAGTGTCTGGCGGTATGGCTCAGACACACTTTGGAGAGATGTAGACCTATTATAATCTTTATAATAGTATCTTCGACGAAAAAGACTTCAAGAGGGTTACAAATCCATTTAAAGTAGAAGATGGATTCCCCGCTACTCCGCAGGACTTCAACATTATTAGACCTAAGATAGATCTTCTTATTGGTGAAGAGACTAAGAGGCCTATGAACTTCAGAGTAGTTAGAACATCTCAAGAAGCCACGTCAGAGCTTATGGACAAAGAGAAAGAGCTGTTGATGCAATATATAATGGCATCTATTACTGCCCGTATGAGTCCTGAAGAACAAGCTCAGTTTTAGCAACAGTTACAGAGTGGTGAAATAATGCCGCCCGAAGCCATTGCTAAATACATGAAGAAAGATTATAAAGACGTCGTTGAAAATACAGCTTATCACACTCTTGCATATTTAAAAGAGAAGCTTACACTTGACAACGAATTTATTAAAGGTTGGAAAGATGCACTTATAACTGGTACAGAGATATACTATGTTGGTGTACTCAACGACGAACCTTATGTTGAACGTGTAAATCCAATGTTCTTCTCTTACGACAAGAGTCCGGATCTGGAATACGTTGAGGATGGTTCTTGGTGCTGTAGAAAGATGCAGTTACCAATAACAGAAGTATACGATAGATACTTCGACAAGCTCACTGAGAAAGATTTAAACAAGCTCAACGAGATGCTTACAGGACGTCCTTCTAACGATATTGGTGAGAAAGATCCTGTGGACAACTTCAGTGGAATCCAGATGCACATATATGACAATCCAGCATTTGACCAAAAAGGCAGACACGCTGTAAACGTATGGCACTGTTGTTGGAAGTCATTTAAGAAGATTTATTATGTGACTACTGTAGATGAAAGTGGCCAGGTTCAAATAACTATAGAAGATGAAAAATATACTAAAACGGGACTTGAATTATCTGTTGAACCAGACTGGATTATCGAAGTTTGGGAAGGCTATCGTGCTGGTAGCGATTTGTATTTCGGGATTCAGCCTGTTGAATATCAGCACGTTTCAATTGATAACCCTAATTCACAAAAACTTCCCTACTGTGGATGTGTATATTCTAACACCAATAGTCGCCCTAGGTCACTTGTCAGCATCCTTAAGCCTCTTCAATATATGTACATCGTACTGTGGTATAGACTTGAGTTGGCGATTGCCAGAGACAAAGGAAAAGTAGTAAATATGGATATTACATAGATTCCTAAGTCTATGAATATCACACCGGACAGATGGATGCACTACTTATCTTCTGTAGGTGTAAACTTTATTAATCCGTATGAAGAAGGTTGGAATGTACCAGGTAGAGAAGGCGGAAAGCCTGCTACGTTTAATCAAATCACTGCTCTCGATCTTACTATGTCGAACGTAATCGCTGAGTATATTCAGTTGATGGACAAGATCGAACAATTGGCTGGTACTATATCAGGTATTACAGAACAGAGACAGGGTGCCATTAGTTCTACTGAATTAGTAGGAAATGTAGAAAGATCTGTTATACAGTCTTCTCACATTACAGAACCTTTATTCTGGGCACACAATCAGTGTAAACGTCACGTGCTCAACATGTTGCTCAATACTGCAAAAGGTGCTTGGCAACAGACCGGTAAGAAGAAGCTTTCTTATATCTTCGATAATGGTGAGCGTGCATACATAGACATTTCCGATAAGTTCTTCTATGAGGATATGGACGTATTTGTAACAGATACTTCTAAAGATCTTGAAAATATTCAGAAGTTACAACAGCTTATTCAGCCTGCGATGTAGAACGGTGCTAGTCTCTTAGAAGCTGCAGAAGTTCTCACCAATGATAATTTCAACATCATCAAGCAGAAGTTACAGGAAATGCAAGATCGTCAAGACCAAGTTCAACAGCAAGCTCAAGAAGCTGAAGCTCAGCAGGCACAGCAATTACAACAGATGCAGAATGAAATGCGTGAGCAAGAGCTTATGCTTGAGGAAGCTAAGATGGATCTCGAACGTTATAAGATCGATGCTGATAACCAGACTAAGATTGCTGTAGCAGAGATTAGTGCTTATCGTGGTACAGAAGAGAAGGATGCTAATATGAACGGTATTCCCGATCCTATCGAAATTGCCAACGCTGCTACACAACAGCGTAAGGTTGATCAGGATGCTTATATGAAACGCTATGAGGCTCGTCAAAAGAGAGAGATTGAAGATCAGAAAGTTAAACTCGAACGTGAGCGTATGCAGCATGAGATGGAGTTACAGAAGCAGAAAGACGATGCTGCTCTGGAACGTGAGAAGATCAAAGCTCGTACGGCACGTGCTAATAAAGTAGCAGGAGAAAAGTAATTATGAGAATACCAAAATTTGAAGGCGGCGTTAACGTAGATTTAACTGATCCTAGATACTATGAAAACTACGAAAAGAATCTTCCTGATGCAATAAGAAAAGATTTGCGAAAACCAATGAACGATGCTGATCCTTTAATGAAAGAATTAGTGATGTCTGTTCCAGCAATGAGAGCTGCTAGAGTCTTGGGAAAAGTTTTAGATGCCCGCAGATTAAAGTAGATGGCAAATATATATAGAAAAGTTAGACAGGGTAATAGAGATATAGAAAACTATACTGGTAAAAATCTAAGACCCAATAACATGGCGTTTGCCGATAGAGAAGCTAGACGATTAGGAAGTGCTTATGGTGGATAGGGAGGTCCAATTGGATTTTTATATGATGAACTTATTGATCCTGCTATGAATTTATATACTAAAATGCAATCCCATCCTATATTAGGCCCATTGATTCCATTTTAATTATGACAAGAAGTGAAGAACAAGAGCTCTTAGAGCTTACAAGACAAAATAACGAGCTTCTAAGAGCTATACTTCGCTTAGTACAGCATGATGAAGCTAATGACTTTATACATAACTTAATCGCTAACCTATTAGCTAATAGAATGGAGGTAAATACTTATGCGAAAAGATCCTACTGAATTTAGAAAAAGATTTGCTGCTTATAAAGCAGGAAAGATGCCATACAAAGATGGTAAAATTGTAGATTGGGAGGAAGATACTGATTATGGTATACCTTTTGATGAATCTAAGAGAGTGAGATTGACAGATGCAGGTTATGCTACTGGTGCGGTATTGTCTACAAACATGCTTGATTCTATTGCAGATAATGCGATTAAAGCTGGTTTGCCTATAAGGACTGCTATGGGGTTGGCGGTTAAAGAATCTACTCTTGGAAATCCTACCGACGATAGAAGTGCTAGAACACTGCTTAGTGCCAAAACGAAAGCATTGTGGGCAAATGCAGGATACGGTTAGCACATAAACGAATACGGTGATTATGTAAGTGCTAGGGATTTAATAAACTGGTGGAAAGATTAGGAAGATGTGCGATACGGAAAGAGCGGAAGAAGTGCTTTGGAAGGTGGATTTGAATTTTATAAAAACAATCCGCGCAAATACAATCCAGGTCAACCGAATCATCCACAATTAGTTGAGAAACGAGCCAAAGAGTTAATGAAATCTCCACAGATACAATAGTGGCAAAAAAACCGCTCACAAAATCAAGTTCAGCAATTAAAAGCTAAAAACTTTAACGAGCACTGGCTTAAACGATATGAAGACGGTAAAACGCCAATGCTAGATCGATTAGAATTTGACGACGGTACTAAATATTTACAATGGGAACAAGACTTATTAGATAGATATTGGTCTTCTGAAGAACAAAAGCGACTGGGATTAGATCCTAAAAAGGAAGCTACAAAATCTATGTTATATGGAAACACTGTATTCAATGCTGGAACATTACCAGGAGTCGTAATAAAACCTCCAAAAGATTCTAAAAAAGTTTTATCTGAAGCAAAAGAGATGTTGCCTATTGACAAAATGAGGCACAACTGGTATAACAACATAGATCAAATCAGAGACGGTTTTTATCCTGCAAACAACATCGATCCTTATGAATATATTAGAAGAATGTATAATATATACGAGGCTTCGGATAAACCAAGAGTTTCTACCACAAGAGTTCCAGAATATACAATATTGCACAACCCGTTCGATATTTCCGGAAAAGAGCGAGAAATGTATGACCCGATTTTAAATACCATGTATTTAAATCCAGATCGTCCTAGTTTTATCGATGAAATGTCTCATGCGTTTCAATTCAATACAGACGTTCCTGGAGACAATGATTTTTTACCTGGAGATTGGGAGATAGACGGTAAGAGTGGCTATGAAAGACCGGGACACGCTGAGTACACAGCTCATAAAATTATACAACCGACATTAAGACATTATCTTGAAAATCAAGATACAGACTTCCCTATAGACGATATAATAAAAGTCGTAACCGATATACACGATAATCCTAAAGATTGGGGATATCCTACAAGAGAAGAGGTTATGAATGGCAAAAGAAGCGGAAGAATTGCCAGAGGTCCTAGAAGAGGCCAATTAAAAGATAGATATGAAGATGGATTAACTCCTTTGAGGAAATCTGAAGTTAATATTAACTAGGCTACTTATAATCCTGAAGAAGATTTGTATACTGGTAGATATACCCTACCGGAAGTAACTATTACTGGAGATAAAAAGAAAGTTGGTACCGGAATGGGAAAACGTTTATATATGCATCCTTGGAAGACTGTAGGAGATTTGTCTAGAGAGCAGCATGAGGCAGAGGAGATTGCTAGAAAATCGTTTTCTGGTGGAGAGCAAATGTATAATCTTATAACGAAAGATTTGAACAAACCCTTATCTCCTGTAGACCCTGTTGGAGAGTTTGTAGTAGGTAACGCAATATTAAATCCCATGTTTAAATATGCATTCAACGGAATTGGTCCTGCTTTATCAGATGCTGCAAAAGCTTCTTTAAAGAACGTTTCAAATTTTCACAAAGCGTATAAAATCTCCAAAGCTATAAATAAAGGCGTAAGAGAAAACCCAGTTATTACAGCGTATAATAGAAATCCGGCTACTAAAGATCTGGGCACCTTATGGGATTATCAGTCTTATTTGAACGATACGTTTCCTAACTCTAAAATAAAGGATGTTTTGTGGCATGGCAGCAAAGTAAGAAATTTACAATCTTTTTCTACTGATGCCATAGGTTCTAACGCGCCAATTAAAGGTTCTACAGGGATATATTTAGCTCCAGAGAGATATACAGCAGCAAGTTACGGCAGAAATGGCGACGTTTATCCTGTATTGCTGAATACAGAAAATCCATTTGTTACAGATCAAATGTTTGCAATAAAACACAACGGTGTAAATGTTGCGAATATTTCTCCAAAAACTAGAAACACAATACTACGGAATAACGATGCTGTCGTAGCAACAAAAAGAGGCGAAATCGCATTCTTTGAACCAGACAACGCTCTTATATTAGGTAGTAATAAAGATTTAAACAGATTTAAAACATACGTACTTAAGTCTAAAAACGCATCGGCTCGAACTAACTAGATTAACGATAAACTTTATGATTCTACAGCATATAAATTAAGATGGCCGTCAAGTGATGCAGTAAAAACGCTGCCATTAAAGAACCCTGTAGGAATAGACTATAGCGGAGGGGATACTAATTACTTTAAAAACTTATTTAAAGAAAATAGCTTCGAATAGTTTTTGTATTAGGATTTGTTAACTAAAAATGCCAAAGGAATAGAAAAAATAATGCAAGAAGAGATGCCAATGTATTCTAAATCTATGACAGAAGGTATTGTTGACAAACCTATGAATTAGGAAATTGTAAATATATATAATAATTCTGTTTTACCTAGATTGGCGGCAATGAGACCTGGTTATAAAGGTGGCATAATGAGACCGACTGTAAAATCTAATGTAGATGCGGCTTTAAACGAAGGATACACTGTGTATCCAGATGAAGTATTTAAGAAAGCCGGAAAAGATTAGTTTGGAGGTTTCTAGTATCCAGACGGTCATATTAGTATTAGATACGGTGACGAAGACTTTGCTTTGGGACATGAAGTGAGACATAGACTGTCTCGTAATTTTTTACCAGAAACAGAGACTGAAACAACTTTACTTAAAAATGCGTACGATGACGGATTTGATGAACTTACTAAAATACACGAAACATTAAAAGGTGTAGATATGAATCCGGAAAGAGTTACTACTAATTTTGATGCTAGAAAACAAGCTATTGGCAAACATCATTTATTAAATACAAATTGGGAACTTCAAAATAAGATTATTGATAAACTGTCAGATGAACGAATTTTTGAAGCGGTTGAAAAGAGTAACGGTTATGGAAAAAAATACATTAAATACCTCAGAGATAACAACAGATTGACTTCAGAAAAAGCACGTTAGTTCAGAGAAGCAATGAAATATGTTGGAGCCGTTGTTCCGTTTGCATCGGCAGGTTCCACAAAAGTTTTTAACGACGTTAATAGATAATCTATGAAACTAGATCTCAACGACAATGAAATATACGAGGTAAACGAAGAGTTTACCCCGAAGAAAAGAAAGACTAATAAGCTTTACAAAATGAAGCGTAACTATAATAAATAATATGGAATAGATATTCAACATTATGCTTCCTATAACCGCAGGTGTTGTACTTATCACGATTGTAGTAAGCATAGTGGTGATATTGGACGATATTAAAAATAAATAACATATTGCAATATGGCAAAGAAAAAGAGTACAATTCCAAGTGGATTCGAGGATGTTCTTGGTAACATATACTCGAATGCTGAACAGGGAGAAGGTATTACAAATATTGACGACGTTCTTCCACCAGACACACCACTTGACGACGAAGACAAGAAAGAACCGCCAGTTAATACTGAGGACGGCAAGAAAACGGATGACACTCCAGATCCTGCTGCAAAGGAGGATGACAGTGAGATTCCTGAAGATGTTCTGAACAATAACCAGGACACCATTACAACTGAAGATGATGACGACAACGATGATGATATTTCTGAAGAGGCCGTCATAGAGGCCCAGCAAGTTGGACTTTTGTTCGATGCTATCGGACAGTCTCTCGGTTGGAACATGAACGATATTGATGAAAAAGATCGTCCTTTGACGGTCGATGATCTTACTCACTACTTCGCAGAAACAGTAAAACAAAACTCAGTTCCTGAGTATGCTGACGATCGTATACAGCGACTCGACGAGTATGTGAAGAACGGTGGTAAGTTCGAAGACTTTTACGAGATTCAGAAAGAAGCTCTAAGTCTTGATAATATCGACATGGAAGATGAAGTTAACCAAAAGGCAGTTATTCGTGAACTCCTTAAGCATAACAATTATAGTGATGAACAGATCAATAAGAAAATCTCGCGCTATGAAGATGCAGATATGCTTTACGAGGAATCCGAAGATGCTTTGGATAGATTAAAGAATATTCGACAAGCTGAGCTGGAGGAAGCTACCCGCAGACAGCAGGAGATTGTACGCCAGCAAGAAGAGCAGTCGAAAGCCTTCTTTACTTCAGTAACCAAAGATATCGACGAATTGACAGATATTCGTGGTATTGCTGTTTCTAAAGAAGATCGTAAAGCACTGTTTGATTATATTTTCAAAGTAGACAATACAGGTTTATCGCAGTATCAAAAAGATTTCAATTCGAATCTTTCAAAGAATCTTATAGAGTCTGCGTACTTTACAATGAAGGCTGATGATTTAATCAACAAAGCAGAGAAAAAAGGAGAGTCATCCGCTGCTGAAAAACTTAGAAAGATAATGAGGCATTCAACTAAAAATCATACTACTTATAATGCCGACAATAAACAAAAATCAGTTACGGACTTACTTGCAGGTGCGTTCTGATCTGATAACAAACAATATAAATACATATGAATAATAGTTTACTTAACAACCTCCAGTTGTACCGTGGACGTCGTTTCTCGGACCTGGTTGATGAAAACATGATTTCTAACGCACTGCTGACACGTCCTCATGAGGTTAGCGGTCTGCTTTCACTGGTATTTGGTACCAAAGATGATGGTGTATCTACTGCTATTGACCTGATTACTGGCGGTCTTGGCAAAACTATGATCATTGACAACCGCGAGTTTGAGTGGTCAGTAATGATCGACAGCGATCACGCTGTAAACATTCGTTGGGCTAAGTCAAACGGCTCAGAGATTACTACCAATAACTACAATACCGTAACTCCTGGTGCAAACGGTGCTCCTATCTATATCGCTTTGGAAGAGAAGTGGTTCAACACTGGTGCTATTCTGTCATTCGACGATTATAAGTTCCAGGTTCGTGTTGGTGCTTCTCCTTATCAGGATGGTAGCGCTTGGGTATACGAGTGTTATGTAGTAGACGGTTCAGCTGCTGCTTATATTCCTGGTGAGTTCCTGCTTCCTGGTCGTCAGGTAAGCCGTATGGGTTCTGCTTACGAGGAGTACAGTGATGAGGCTGATATCATCAACTATCAGACTCCATTTAAGATGCGTAACCATCTGCAGACTCTTCGTCTGAGCTACGATATCACTGGCGATGCTTACAGCACCGTTCTGGCTATCGCTCTGAAGGACCCCGAGAGTGGTAAGACTTCTTATCTGTGGTCTGACTATCAGTACTGGATTGCTCTTCGCGAATGGAAGAAGCGTGAGGAAAAGGCTCTGCTCTTCTCTAAGTCAAACCGTAACGCTGACGGTACTTACATTAACAAGGGTACTAACGGTCGTCCCGCTCCTACAATGAGTGGTCTGCTTGAGCAGATTAGCCCCGCTAACGTTCGTTACTACACTCACCTGACTGCAGAGCTGCTTGAGGATTATCTGTTCGATCTCTGCTACAATATCCTCGGTACTAACGAGCGTAAGTTCATCGCTCTGACTGGTGAGATGGGTATTCGTGAGTTCGACCGTATCCTGAAGGAGAAGGTAGCTGGCTTCAATCTGATTGACACCGTATTTGTAACTGGTTCTGGTCAGAACCTGACACTCGGTGGACAGTTCACAACTTATAAGATGACTAACGGTATTGAGCTGACTCTGAAGCGTTGTCCTCTGTTCGACAACATGGAGATGTTCCGTCAGCTTCACCCACTGACCGGTAAACCACTGATGTCTTATACCTTCCTGTTCGTTGACCTCGGTTCACGTGACGGTCAGGCTAACATCGTTAAGGTTTGTCGTAAGGGTCGTGAGTTCGTACAGTGGACTACTGCTGGTTCTGTTGCTCCTAACGGATATGGTAACAGCATCAACACTGTTCGTTCTAACAGCCGTGATGGTTATCAGGTGCACTTCCTCGGTGAGGAGGGTATCATGCTGCGTAACCCACTGTCTTGCGGTATCCTGTACTGCGACGCTGAAGATACTGAAATCAGCAACGCAGGTATTTGATCTCATATAAACAAAATATAATGTATTCGACGGGGGCTTCGGCCCCCTGCCGATACACAACATACTAATGTAACATTATGGTAGTTGAATTAAAAATTAAGAAAAAGAATCCCTGGGCTGGACTGGTTAAGTACAAGGCATGTTTTGATTACATCGCTCCTTATTTCACAAGGTCTGGGTCGATATACACGGGTCTTACTCCCGAGGATGAAAAATATTACGAAAAAGCTTTAGGTTATGCAGAAGGTCATTTGGCCAAGTCTAGTGACTTCTGGACTACATTCTGCGTAAAGGTTGGTTCACGTGGTATCATACTTGACGATTCAATTCCTCGTCAGGCTATGATTATCAAGTTCCTTAGCGGCCACAAACGTGTTGCTACTTCACTCGATAAACTCACTGCAGGCAAAGACTATTTGCTTATTAATCGTGAAGCTGAGGCAGTTGAAGCAAACAAGATCAATAAGCTCCGTAGAGATGCAATCAAAGAGTTCGACAAGCTTTCTCTCGAACAGATGCGCAAATGCTTGCGTTTGTTTGGTGTTAATGCAGATCGTATGTCAAACGAACTCGTAGAATCTACTCTGTTCAATCTTGTTGATAAACAGCCTAAGAAGTTCTTCGATAAGTGGATTGACAATTCTTCTAAAGAAACCGAGTTTGTTCTTGAGCAGGCTATCGCAAAAGGCGTTATCCGTAAAGACAAGACACACTATTTCTATGGTTCAGACATGTTTGCAGATTCTCTTGAAGATGCTATTGCATATTTGGACAGTAAGAAGAATCAGGACCTTAAGCTTTCAATCATTAACGAGACAAATAATAAGTGATAAACTTAAATACAATGTGATATGACGCACAGTGATATATATGAAAAATTCATGATAGAGTATGACAAGGACAATGTTACTTCGTCATATCCATCGTTAACTAGGAAGGAACAAGCCACTATTTTAGACAAAGCTTATTTGGCACTGATCGCTCAAAAGATAACTGGCAACAATGTTAGACGATCTGGATTAGAAACAGATATAAAATCAATATCTGATTTACAGCCTCTGATTACTTCTTCTTCAATTAATTTAACTTCTTCTGATGCGCCGTCTAATGAAAAATACGGAGCATTGCCTACAGATCCAAAGTTCTTATACTTTGTTTCTGCACACGTGAGTGGATCTAATTCTAGTCAGGTGGTTACACTTGTAAATCATGATGTAGCTAAAAAATTCTTCGTTACTTCGTATAACAAACCATGGATCAAGACTCCTGTATGTTATATTCAAGGTGGAAATATCCATGTAGTATACGATCCCACAGATCAATCTGACGTCAATACTATGAAGTTGACATTTATAAAACAACCTGCAAAGTTTGTAGGTAGTTAGGATACTGCAACTTTTGAGTTAAATGATTCAATGGCTGAAGAACTCATAACTCTCGCTATTACATTTGCATTGGAGAATATAGAATCACAAAGGCTTAATTCTAAACTTAATATGAGGGGACTTGAAGCATGACACTAACAGAAACACGACAACTGGGTATTGAATTCGAAAGACGAGTTCAGACCCTTATGCCAGACAAAGAATATTTCAATAAACTTGATACAGATACTATATATTCATTTTTAAATCAGTATCAAGATAAATTTATAACTGAGATTTATAAAAGCCTCGATAGATTAGAGTCTGGTTCTAAGATTTCCTCACACGTTGAGTCTGTACTTCAGAGTTTGTATACTGGAACAACTATATCAACAACAGACGCTAAAGTAAATAACTTGGATTACAGTAATCCTAGCCAAATAGATACGTCAAGATCTATAACATGGGAGCTACCAGACGGTTATTATATTAGAAGTGTTTCAAATGTTTCTAGTACATACAATCATAATGGTACTCGTCAGGCAGAAGGAGTATGGTATTTTCCAATAACTTT